GTCGAGTATTGATGGGGCGTGGGGGCGTCGCTTAAAGTTCGGTTCGTGGGGCGACGCACGCCCATAGAAAATGAAAGCCCGACCGGATTGCTGTGTCGGGCTTTTTGTTTGTGCGGTGTTGTCTTGCAGGGGCTGGCCGGGAGCTGTCCGAGTACGGTAAGGAGAGAAAATCGAGCAGTGCGCCGATGACCACTCTTCACCTACGGCAAGCCCTCCTGCAAATCGCCAGCAGGGTCATCACTGAACAACGAGCTCGTACTCGATGTCTTGAACCATACGACCGTAATCGCTCGAGTTTTGATTGTATCGGCCGCCAAACTTGAGTGTGTAGCGCCCGCGTTGCAGAGGCTTCAGCAGAACCCAGTATCCGTCGGATGCTGAGGGATAAGCCTTGTACGGGCGCTGTTCTGGCTGAATACGTTCGAAGATGTCGAAGCACTTCTCGCTAGCGGTGCGAAATCTTCTTACGTTGGAGAGCGACGTTCCGTTCAGCTCCACAAACAGATCTATAGCGGAGTCATTGTTGAGTGCAGCTGCCGCTTTTGCCTTTTCGCAGGTGTAGGTGTCGTTTCCTCTGGCGGGGTAGTACACCATATTGACCACCGGAAAGAACAATGGTTTGCCAGCGGGTACGACACACGACCTCCGGATCTTTGAAGATCCAAAGCCGCCTGCCAGGAACCAGACTGCACCTTGTTGGCCAGCTCCACAATTCGCCCCCGTCAAATCGCGCAGGGGATTAACTTCGGAAGGGATCGACATTGCCCACTGCCACCACTCCGTCGACAACTGTGCGACAGATGCTCCCTTGACTGAACTGCCGGGCTGAAACGCAAAGTCAGCGGCGAGTGCCGGGATCGGCAAGGCAAGCGCGGCAGCCACTGACACGACGATATTGCGAAACATTACTGTCTCCATTTTTGCAACGACATTAACGTGCAGAAATACTCAGGGAAATAGATCGAGAGGCGGTGCGAGATTATCCGGGTGTGTGTTTGTGGTTGACTGGCGTAGATGCGCAGTGTCGCGAGGGTGCAACAATGCATTGCGCACCGCTTGCGCACACCTGTTGTTCTCGCAGTGGATCCCAACTAACCGAACGAGAGGTGACCGGATAGCGTGGGGTGCCTCCTGTTGACCTATCGCTCCGCGAGAATCGGTGACGAACATCTCATCTGTCTGATGGAGCCCGGCGTCGGCGCGCCTTGCCACGGCCGGGGCGAAAGCCGGGGGCCCCTGGGCCCAAGGGCTACTGCGGGGGCGCTCACCCGCGACTCTTCGTTAGCGGCCAGTTTTCCAGCTTAGTGAAATTCACCTCCGACGAGGTGAAACGGTGAAATCATGAGTGAAACGATCCTTCTGACGCGCTCCGCGTTTGCGGCGCGCCAGAACTGGTCGCCCAGCTACGTCACCAAGCTCGGCAAAGAAGGGAAGCTGGTCACCACGCCCGACGGCAAGCTGGTCGACGTCGATGCCACGCTCGCAAAGATCAAGCGCGGCGCCGACCCCGCAAAGGAAGCCGTCCGCGCCCGCCACGAAGCCGCGCGCATCGACCGCGACGTCTACAGCGCCAGAGACACAACGCCCGATGCCGACCCATCCCTCGGCCACGACTTCCAAGCCGCCCGCGCCGAACGCGAGTACTACCAGGCACAGCTAGCCCGCACCGAATACCAGTGGGTCTCCGGCCTGCTGGTCAGCCGCATTGCCGTCGAAGACGCCGCCGAAAAGACCGGCGCCAACCTGCGCGACCGGATCATGGGCCTGCCGCGCCAGATCGCCCCGGAACTGTCCTCGATGACCGACCCATGGGCCGTCGAGCGCCACCTCGAAACCGCACTGCGCAAAGTGCTCGACGACATGATTGACCACGGCGCCGCAGTGCTTTCCGAATCCATCAACGATCCCGACCGCGGCAAGTTGGCCGACCTGTCACGCGCGGGGAAAGAGAGGTACGGCTCCATAGAGCCCATCGACACATCGTGAGCCATCCCGACGGAGCCGCACTGTTCGCCCGCGCCTTCCTGGCCGGCCTGAAGCCTGACCCCGAGTTGTGGGTAGACCAGTGGTCCGAAGACTTCATGGTGATCCCCGACGAGTCGGGCGCCGCCGAAACCGGGCCATACCGCTCCGCGCGCACGCCATACGCCGTCGAGCCCATGCAGTGCCTGTCCCCCGCGCATCCGTGCTTGCGCGTGGTCGCCATGGTCGCGTCGCAGTTGTTCAAGACGCAGGTCGCGTTGAACTGGATCTCGGCGACGATCCACCGCGCGCCTGCCAACTTCCTCGCGCTGCAACCGACGTTGAACCTCACACGCCGCTTCTCTGCCCGTGTGGCCAAGACGATCGATGCCGTACCGGTCCTGCGCGAGCGCATCGCATCGGCCCGCTCGCGTGACGCAGCCAACACCGCCGAGCGCAAAGACTTCCGCAAAGGCACGCTGTTCATCAACACCGCCGGCTCCGCCGCCAACCTGGCCGAAGTCTCCGCGCGCTACGTGTACGGCGACGAAATCGACCGCTGGGTGCGCGACCTCAACAACGAAGGCGACCCCATCGGCATCGCCGAGAAGCGCGCCAGCACGTTCGGGCGCAACGCCAAGTTTTACTACACAAGTTCGCCGACGATCGACGGTGCCTCGCGCATCGCCGAGCTCTACGCCCAGAGCGACCAGCGCCACTACTACGTATCCTGCCCGCACTGCGGCCATGAGCACATCCTCGAATTCGAGCAGCTGCGCGCAAGCGACGACTTGAGCGACGTCTACTGCGAGTGCCCCGCGTGCTTCTACCGCATCCGCGAGCACGAAAAGCCCGCGCTCTTCAAGACCGGCCGCTGGATCGCACACGCCAAAGGCGACGGCGAGACGGTCGGCTTCCACCTGTCGACGGTGTATTCGCCGCTGGGCTGGGTGTCCTGGCGCGCGCTCATCAAGGAACACCGCGAGGCCAAGCTGGCGCAAGAGAAAGGCGATCCGGGCCTGATGCAGGTGTTCTACAACACGCGTCTCGCGCGCGTCTGGGACAACGCCCAGCAGCGCACCAGCGCAGACGAACTGCGTGACCGCGCAGAGGATTACCGCCTGCGCACCGTGCCCGCCGGCGCGCTGCTGCTGACCGCCGCCGTCGACACGCAGGACGACCGCCTCGAGCTGCTCATCATGGGTTGGGGCGAGGGCATGGAGCGCTGGACGATCGATCACCAGGTCTTCATGGGCGACCCGTCCGACCCAGCGCTCTGGGCGACGCTCGACGAAGCCCTGCAGGCAACGTTCCTGCACGCCTCCGGCAAGGACATGCAGATCCGCGCCGTGGCGGTCGACTCCGGCGGCAGCCACACGCAGGACGTGTATCACTTCACGCGCCTGCGGCAGTGGCGCCACGTGCTGGCCGTCAAGGGCGCCAGCAAGCCGAACAAGCCGGTGATCGCACAGCGCCCGTCCCGCGTGGACGTGACATGGCAGGGCACCACCGAGGTCGACGGCGCCGAACTGTGGATCGTCGGCACCGACACCGCCAAGGACTGGATCTACAACCGCTTCAAGCTCACCAGCGGCCCGGGCGCGTTGCACTTCTCGAACGACTTGCCGCTTGAGTTCTACAAGCAGCTCACCGCCGAGAAGCAGATCGTGCGCTACGTGAAGGGCTACCCGCGCACCGAGTGGGTCAAGGCGCGCGGAGACCGTAACGAGATTCTCGACTTGAACGTCTACAACCTCGCTGCGGCGCATTACCTGGGCGTGCACAAGTATCAGGAACCCGACTGGCGCCGGCTGCGCATGCACTTCGATCAAGGCAGCTTGTTTGCCGCGGCGCCCCTCAACGACGAGGCGCCACCACAAGCGGCCGCACCACCGGCCGTAGAGCCGCCGCGCACCGCGCACACACGCCGTCGCGTGGCCGCGTCGCGCTACCTCAAACGACGATAGAGAACCGCATGGCTTACACACAGCAAGATCTCCAGCGCATCGAGCGTGCACTGGTGAAGGGCGAGCTCGAGGTTCAGTTTCAGGACCGGCGCGCCCGATACCGCTCGGTGGACGAAATGCTGCGCATCCGCAGTGAGATCGTCCGCAACCTCGAAGATGCCGTACCGGCATCGCGGGTGATCCGGCTTCGCTCGGCAGGCAAGGGGGTGACATGACCCGATACCCTGCGCTGGGCCAGCTTGGTTTCGTCTTGCCGGCGGAGCGGGCGGTTCGGGCGCAGGCATACGAGGCCGGCGGCACCACCGGCAGCCGGGGCCGCGCGTGGCGTGCATCGGGCGCCGGGCCAAATGCCTCTGTCACGCAGAACCTCGGCACCATCCGCACGCGTGCACGCGCCGCGGTCCGTAATGACCCATGGGCCAAGAAAGCGATTGCCGGGCTGGTGACCAACGCCATCGGTACCGGCATCGTGCCGCACCCCGAGCATCCCGATCTCGAACTGCGCACAGCGCTGAAAGAGCTCTGGAGCGACTGGGTGCAGGAAGCCGACGCCGATGGTCTGCTCGACTTCTACGGCTTGCAGACGCTGGCCGCTCGCGCCTTGTTCACCGATGGGGAGGTTCTGAACCGCGTCCGCCCCCGCCGCCCCGAACGTGGCCTCTGCGTACCGCTGCAGGTGCAGCTTTTCGAAGCCGACCACCTGCCCGCGAACATGAATCAAACGCTGCCCAACGGCGGCGAGATCGTCTCGGGCGTCGAGTTCGACCGGGACGGCGACCGCGTTGCGTATCACCTGTACCGTCGCCACCCGGGCGAGTCAGGGCGCGCGACGGCACAGGCGGGAACGGTCCGTGTGCCGGCCTCGGAGATCCAGCACGTGTTCGAGCCGGTGCGGCCGGGTGCCGTGCGGGGCTGCTCGGCACTCGCAACGGTGCTCTTGCGCTTGCACACGCTCGACAGCTTCGACGACGCTGTGCTCGTGCGGCAGGAGGTGGCGAACCTGTTCGCTGGCTTCATCACGCGGCCAGCGCCGACCAGCTCAAAGCTTGATCCGCTGACAAGTCAGCCGATCCAAGCGGACATCGATGGCACACCGCTCACTTCGATGGAGCCCGGCTCCCTGCAGGAACTGCTCCCCGGCGAGGAGGTGCAGTTTGCCGAGCCACCCGGCGCCGGCACCGACTACGGCCCCTTCATGCGGCAGCAGCTCATGGCTGCAGCGGCATCCGTGGGCCTTCCGTACGAAGTCCTGACCGGCGACCTGCGCGACGTCAGCGACCGCGCCTTGCGCGTGATCCTCGGCGAGTTCCGGCGCCAGCTCGAGCAACTGCAGTGGAACGTCTTCATCCACCAGTACTGCCGCCCCGTGTGGGCCGCCTGGACAGACGCAGTGGCGCTGTCCGGCGTGCTGCCCATGCCCGACTACTACCGGAACCGGCGCCTCTATCAGCGCGTGCGCTGGGTGCCGCAGGGCTGGCCGTACATCAACCCGGTGCAAGACGTGCAGGCCCAGCGCATCGCTATTCGCGCGGGGCTGGCAAGCCGCTCGGCCACGATCCTCGCCCAGGGCGAAGACCCCGAGACCACCGATGCCGAAAACGCTGCCGACAACGAACGCGCCGACAGGCTCGGCCTCGTCTTCGACTCGGACGCGCGCAGGCGCGATAGCGCCGGCAGCGTGACCGACAACCAGGAACACACCAACGATGAAAGCTAAACAGAGGAAGTGGTACGACCTCAAAGCCGCGCGCAACGCCGCCGGCAAGACGGTCGCGGAGTTGCGCATCTATGACGACATCGGCTTTTGGGGCACCACCGCCAAGGCATTCGTCAACGAGCTCGACGCCGTGGCAAAGGACGCCGACGAGATCCTCGTGGCCGTCAATTCCGGCGGCGGCGATGTGTTTGACGGCTTCGCCATCTACAACGCACTGCGCCGCTACAGCGGCAAGGTGACGGCGCGCGTCGATGGCATTGCCGCCTCGGCCGCGTCGCTCGTCGTCATGGCGGGCGACACCATCGTCATGCCCGAAAACGCCATGATGATGATCCACAACGCCTGGACCATCGCCGCCGGCGATGCCGCGCAGATGCGCAAGACCGCCGAGCTGCTCGACAAGACGCGCGACGGCATCGTCGCCGCCTACCGCAACAAATGCGGCCTGACCGACGACGAGATCGTCGCCATGATGGACGCAGAGACGTGGATGACGGCGGCCGAGGCCAAGGATCGCGGCTTCGCCGATCAGATCGAGGCGCCCGTCAAGCTGCAGGCGTCCGTGCGCACCGGAGAACTGCTCGCGCGGTTCGAGCACACGCCCGAGGCACTGCTGAAAGCGCTCGAAGCGCCGCCGGCGGAGGCGCCGAAAGCCGCTGCACCGGAAGCACCAGCAGCGCCGCCGGCCGCGCCGGTCGCTGCCACGCCGGCGCCCGACGCCGGCGCGCTCGCGCAACACGCCTTCGCAGCGTGCCGTGCTGCAGGCCTGCCGCAACTGGCTGAGGCTGTCGTGGCATCCAGTGCGCTCGCCAGCAACGAAGCCATCGACGCCGTTGTCGCCCGCGCCAAAGACATCGCCGGCCTGTGCACGGCGGCACACCTGCCAGAGCTGACCGCGCAATTCGT